ACCGTATCTGTTTCGGCCACATGCTGTCGGTCTTGATGTGCGGCTGTTGCGCCATCCACTCCATGTCGTTCTCGCCGCGGTGTTCGTCATAGACGCGGCGATGTCCGCGCGGCACGAACACGACCGGATTGATCGTCACCTCGGGCTTGCTTGGATGCGCCGGCAGCGCAATCTCGGCGCCCTCCAGGCAGTAGCGCGCCATGTGGTCGATCGGCTCGAGGATCAGCGTATCAAGGCCGGCGATGATCGTCGGCTCATTGAGCCTGAACGGCTCGATCATGCAGCCGTAGCCCGGCGGATCGTCCACCAGCCGCACTTGTTGGACCGGCTCGCGGAATTCGTAATCGCGATCAGTGAAGCAGACGAAGCGGAACGGAATTGTCAGGTTGCGCCGGAAGCCGCGGTAGAGTTTCTCGACCCACTCCTCCGTATAACAACGGCTGAAATCGAACGACTTCTCATTCGGCTGCCAAAGGCAGCAGGCCACGTGCAGCACGACGCATCCGTTGCTTCGGTAGTTTGATTTTCATCACCGCGCCGTCGCGGTGCAGGATGTGGCCCGACATCAGATCGCGGGTGACGGTTGCGCCCGCGGCCACCACCGCACCCTCGTAAATAACAACGCCCGGTAAGATAATGGCACCTGCCCCGATGTTCACGTTGTGCTCGACCACAGTGACGATGAAGCTGCCTTCGATCAACGGCTGCAGATCGAACCCTTCCTTGCTGACCGATGGCCAGGCATCATTGCAGAAGATTACGCCCGGCCCAATGAATACATCGTCGCCGATCAGCACGCCGGGATGGATCTGCGCGCCGCTGCCGATGCTGCAACCGTCGCCGACGCGCGAGCCGTCGACGACGGCGTTGGCCCCGATCGTGCAGTCGCTTCCGACCACTGACTTGCGAATGATGCTGGCGCCATGCCAAACGCGCGTGCGCGCCCCGATGGTTGAGTCCTCGACGACCGCGTAATGATGCACGTATGCGTGCGGGTCTATGTTATTAGCCGCCATAGCACCCCGTTGATCAGTTCTTCCTGGTTGAATTGGCTGTAGGCCAGCGCATTGAGCCAAGGTTGTCGATCCGGATAGATCGGCGTCTCGATTTTCCTGATGTCGGTCTGCCCGACCAGCGCCGCCGCACTGTCGGGATGCACGAACACCGGGCACCCGAGGATCACGCTTTCGACTGCCGCGTTGCTGGCGTGCGTCACCAAGCAGTGCGCACCCTTGATGTCTTTCTGGATCGGGCGACGCTTGTATTGTTCCTTGTCCCTGATGACGAGTTGCCGGTCGGTCACGCGCGCAAGTGCATCAATGGTGTCGGCAATCCAGGTCTCACATTTGTGGAAGCGCGCATAGGTCCGCGTAGGCGCAGCGATGACGATGTGCGCGCCGCCCTTCGCCCAGGGCTCGACATTGGTCTCGAGCGCGCGCCAACGATCGTCGGGAAGATCGCGTATGGTCCTCAATTGATAGGCGTTGCGGATCCAGCGGTAATAACCGCCATTGTCGCCGGTCGGCAGACAAGTCGCAAAGATTCGCCGGATGTGGCCGCGATCCCAGTAGACCCATTGCCGTTTGCGCGCGATCCACTCATCAATTATCGGACGGCATTCCGGCATGCAGCCGACAACTGGAATTATCTCGTCCGGGAGTGTGCGCAGTTCCTCGTGCTTGTAGCGGATGACGCGGCCGACGTGCTTGCCAATGCGCTCGAACAAGGCGTTCTTGAATGGGCTGAGCCTGGGCGGGATGTAGAGCACAACGCGGCGCGGATCGATCATTCCCACGCCATGAAATAATCGCCGCCGCGTTCGTGCAGCACCTTGGCGCCCCAAGATTGCAGCAGGTCGACGGCGGCCTTGTCCGGGATACCATAGCGGCGCGTGTTGTCGGGCTTCTGCTCGACGATCATGAACGGCTTGTCACGCTTGATGATCTCCTCGCCGCCGCGTAGGGCGAACAGTTCATAGCCCTCGCAATCCGCCTTGATCAGGTCGATGTCGCTCAGTTGCCAGAGGCTGTCGAGCCGCATCAGTTTTCCGGAAACTGTCGGCAATTGCTCATTCGTGTGGATGCGCGCCTTGACCGACCACGGCGCCTTGAGCGCCATCGTGACGTCGGCATCCTTCTCGCCGAGCGCCACCTCGTGCAACAGCACGTTGTCGTGCTGCTGCAGGATGTTGGCGGCGAAGCAATCAGCGTGCGCCTTGACCGGCTCGAACGCGGTCACCCATGTGAAGCAGCGCGCCAGGACATGCGACCACAGCCCGATGTGGGCGCCGACATCGAGCGCGTGGCGGAACCGCCTCAGCCGCGGGAAGGCATAGGCGAAGGCGTCGAACTGGTACGTCAGCCGGCCGGCAAACTCGGGCGGGCCGATGTTGTTCTGCAGGTCGTCATCATAGTCAGGACACCACCAGCCCTTGATCTGCTTCATGGGTGCCGCCACACCGCCGTGACCGCTGTCGGATGCCGCGTCAGCCGCGACCAGTGAACCAGCACCATCCCGGTCGCAATGCCAGCGATTTCGGCATGCTCCTCTGGTGCCCCGTTCCACGCGAACAGCGTGCACTTTTCCGCCAGCGTTTCAATCAACTGATCGAGCCGATCCGTTGGCATGATGCGCTTGAGCTTATGGTACACGCCGAGCAGCAGCACGATGTCATAATGCGATCGGCACCAGTCCAGCGCGTCGGGCTCGGCCAGGTCTTTCACGTGAAACTCGGATTGCGCGTCGACGTCGGCGAACAGTGTGCGTGCGCAGGCGATGGCTTCGGCGTTGTGATCAATGCCATGCACCAACACCGCACCGTGCTTGACGAATTCGTATCCCACCAGGCCGCGGTGGCAACCAATATCGAGCACCTCGGCCATCGGCGCATAGGCCAGCAGGTCGGTCAGCCCGTCGAGGCGTTCTCGTCGTCGAGGCGCCCACTCAGCGACCATAGCGCGAGCTGCCGTCCGCTATCGTTCAGACTGTGAATGGGAAGCGGAAAACCGAACGGCGGCCGGCACAGGTTGAGCGGGCGATAGTCGCCATCCTTCTGTATGTCGGTATTGTACAGGTTGTCATGCGAGGTCGCGATCAGCCAGTCGGCCTTGGTGGCGCGGAAATTGTCGAGCAGCTTGATCACCCGCGCGTTCGGCAGGTGCTGCATGAAATCGCGGCACAGGATGGCGTCGACATGCATCGGCAACACGTGGCGAACGATATCGATGCAAACTACCGTTTTGTACTTGGGCTCGAACCCGGACACGGATTGCTTTTCCTTGGCCAGCCGAACGTGTTCCTTGTCGTTGTCGGCGCCAAAATAATGGATGTTGCTCAGGTCGGTGTGCGCCATCCAGTTGAAGTCGCCGCACGGCGCATCGAGCAGCGTATTGATGCGCAGCTTGCGCAGGATGATCGGCAGCCACGCGCGGATCACGACGGTCGCCTTGAGTGTAGAGCCTGCCCCGCATGGCGTTTCAGGCAACCCCCCGCTGAATTGCATTCAGTGACGCCAGTGCTTCTTGACCCACGGTAGATGGCCGAACTGTCTGGGGCTGCGCCAGCCCGGAAACACCATCATGCGGGCATCGTCCGGCAGCGCATCGGATTTCGGCCACGCCGGTTTCTGAAACGCGTAAATGCCTGAGGGCGGACCGACGTGCCATCCGTTCTCGTCCGGCAATCGGTGATGCAGCCAGCCCTGATCGTCGGGGAATTCGTGGAATGGCAGCCGACGCGCGGCCTCGAGCGAGAAATCGCGCCAGACGTCGGGACGATAACCGGCGCGCAGCATCCAGATCGATCCATTGTAGTCGCACGGGTTGGCACTATTGGCCCCGCGCAGGATCATGAACGGTTCGGGCCGGTGAAACAGCGGATCGAGCCGGCCGGTAATCACCACGTCGAGGTCGATGCAGACGATGCGGTCACCCGCGCAGGCGCCGATCTCCTCCTGGATCTCCGGATCGAACAGGCGCAGGCGCGCAAAGCAGCCTTTGACGTTGAGCAGGTCGAGATTGCGGATCGGACGATATTCGCTGACCGACAGGCCGCGGCTGCTGTCGCTGAAGACGGTAAAATAGTGTTCATTGACCAGGTGGCGCTCGATGCCGGCGCGCAGCTTGCGCACATCGTCGAGCGAATACTTAACGCCCCATTTCCAGGTCGTGATCAGCAGCGCCATTCAAGGACCCCCGATATGCCCCCTTGCGGTGGACGCCAGGGCCGCCCATGCGCCCGAGCGGGACCCTATGTCCGACTAAGGGGCCTTCGCCGAAACGCACAGGCGGGCTACCCCCGCACGAATGGACGGTATTTTACGAGGCGGGGTCGCCCCTGCGGGGAAATCGCGTACCGTCAGCTCGGCCGCCCGGCCAATGGAGCCCACAACCAGCGATAGGGTATCGCCGCGATATGCTTCCAATCCGGGACGCTGGATCGTATCCCTCATCCACGAGCTTTCGGCAGAGGGCCAGCACGGGCGCATAAGCCTGCACCCGAAGGCCCTCGGCCTCACAGATGTCCCCGAACCGGAGAATTTGGCCAGGATGGTCATCATCGGCCCCAGATCGCGGCCACGCCCAGCGTCTGCGAAATATAACTGGTATGGATGCGCTTGAGACCGCATTGCTTCATATCGGCATCGATGCGCTTCATCTCGTCCTCGTTTTCCTGCAGTTTTTCCGAGGTCGCGCGCCATGCAAAAAAACCGGTGGTGCGCCGGCCAATGTCATGCATGAGCGCGCTCAGATCATCCGGCGGCATGACGCGCTTCAATTTGTGGAACGTCGCCAGCATGACGGTGATGTCGTATGTGTTGTCACCGAACTTGCCGAGCGCCCCGCGCTTTGTGAGGTCGACGACCTCGAACCGGCTTTCGCAGTTGCGGAGGTCCATGAACAGATGGCGCGCGACCTCGACGCCGTTCTCGTAGTTGTCGCAGCCGTGGCAGACCGTGGCGCCATTGTTGGCAAACTCGAAGGCGACCAGTCCGCGATTGCAGCCGATGTCCATGACGCGGGCGCCGCGAGCGCGCAGCAGCAAATCGCTGAGACCGTCCATGCGGATGTCGTGATAGCCCACGACCCGCCGCATCATCTTCTCTTCAGGCGTGACGGCCATTGCGCAGATGCCCGAGCGCCGCCGTCACCACCTCCTCGACGCTGATGGCCTTCATGGCCGCAATGCAATGCTCGCAATAGCGGAATGATCCGCAAGCGTATTCGGCCCCACCGGTGAGGTTGGTGTGCGTATCGTAGCCGGTGACTGCTGGCGGCACGAAGCCGCCGAACAACACGACCGCGGGCTTGTTCACAGCGGCGGCGCCATGGTGCATGCCGCCTTCCGCGCCGATGTACAGCAGCGCATGACCGAGCGCGGCGATCGCCTGCCGGAACGACTTGGTCACCACCTGGCGCGCGCCTGGAATGGCATGCGTCGTGGTGAGGTGATGAAACTGCATCACCGAATAGCCCTCGACCATCAGCAGGCGCGCGACGTCGTCATAGCGCACTGCCGGCCATTGCTTGTTGGGCGCGCAGGTCTTGAACCCGGGCACCGACGGCTCGATCACCACATGACCGGCGGCGATGGCGCCGAAGTTCTGTTCGCTCGGCAGCAGGAACACCTCGCCGGGCGTGGCGCGGAAATCATGGTTCCAGTGCCAGCGATCCGTTCCCTGCCTGTTGTAGGCTCGGTGGCCCTTGTAATGAGCGATCCATTCGAGATCGAATCGCCGCCGCTCCTCCGGCCGCGCGACATTGGGATTGCCGCGAAAGATGCTTTCGGAATTCTGATCCCAGATGATGCGGCGGCCGTCGCCGAACGCAATCTTCTTGCCGCGTTCCGCGGCGCCGCGCGCCATGCCGGCGGCGAGCAAATTATCCCCGATGCCGATGACGGCCTCCGATCAACTCGCCCACTCGCAGTGCGCGGCGCGCCATTCGTCGGCGAACTGCACATGCTCATAGCCGTGCATCCACGGGCCACCGTTCGTGAAGTGCACGAGCTTCGGATCGATCGCGCCGTTGTATTCGCCGACCAGGTAATTCCAATCTACGCCGAGCTCGCCGATGTCGCCATCCTCGAGCCAGCAGAAGCGGTGCAGGTCACGGCCCGGCAGGCTGTTGACGAGTTGCGGCGTCAATTTCCTGTTGGCCGGATGATCGCAGTTGAAGAAGCAGATACTCGACCAGTTCTTGCGGCTGTATGCCGACTGCACCTGGCCGTCCATCTTGCGCTCGTGCTTCGGATCGTAATTGTGCTTCACGACCAGCACAGCGTATTGCGATTGCGTGGCGGCATATTCGAACAGGCGCGTCAGGTTCGCGCGGATCAGCACGTCGCAGTCCATGAACAGCGCCCAGCCTTCGCGCGCGAGATGCGGGACCAGGAAGCGGCTGATGGCGAATTCGGTCGCCATCGTGAACTGCGAGATCACATCCCAGAGCAATGGCTCGCTGCTGGCCCATGCTTTACCATCAGTGCCGCGCCAGGTGCCGACCTTGATCTCGGTCGGGCGG